CCGCAATAAAGTTGTCCAGGATCTCATCGTCCGTCAGCTCCATGCCGTAGGTTTTCATGCGGTATACCTGTACATCACAGTCCGCAGAGCCAATCGTAATACCAACCGGGCTTGCCTGTGTAAAGTTGTCGCTTGCATCGTACAGTTCCACCTTACAGGGGATACCGTCGCACCATAGCACCATCTCTTTATACTTGCTGTCCGGCAAAATATTGAACTCAAACTCCAAAAAGTCATCTTCGCAAATCGGCAGCTCAATGCGGTTCTGCTGGCTGGTCAAGGTAATCTTTTGTGCCTGTACCGTCAAACCAACGTTGCCATTTGCGCAGGTTAGTGCCGTAGCATCGTAGTCTCGCACATTGGTGGTCTTAAACACCAGCTTAAAGTTCTTACCCTTCTTTTTGGCATCGTCCGCAAACAGCTTGTAATCCAGCGTGGCGGTAGTTCCGGCTTTCACGCAAAAGTAAGTATCGCCGTCCTCATCAATCTGGTAGCCGCCATTGCTCCAGTCAAAGTTGTCGCTTACCGTCATCGCGGTATTGCCATCGGTCCACAGGCGGTTTTCGTCCGCATTGGTTCGGCCAGCCGGGTTAAAGTCAAACATCAGGTTGGTTTTCACCGGCTCAATGTTAATACCCAGCTCGGTAATTTTTACATTGATGGTCTTTACCGTCTCGCCGCAGGTAATGGTCAACACATGGCTGCCAATCTCGCTGCTCTTGTACGTCCAGGTTTGTTTGGTGCGTCCTACCGTCAGCTTGCTGGCAACAATGCCATCCACAGCCAGGGTCACATTGGTGTTACTGCTGGCCGGGTCATACACGGTATAGCTGATTGCAACATTGCTGTACTGCTTGGCACTGTAATCCAGCACGGCGCAACTGATAATCGGGGTATTATTGCCCTCTTCCACCCACATAATATCGTGGCGCAGGGTGTTGCTTGTCACCTGTTTGCCATTGATCTCCGCCGTCATGCTCACTTCCAGCAGGTGGCTGCCGTGCTTCTGGGTGGGTAAATTGTAGGTCATCTGGCGGCCTGTCACTGCAGTGCTTGTTCCGCCAATCGCCTTGCCATCCAACTTAAAGCTGATGTTTTTGGCAATATTACCATACGGAGTAAACCGGTAAGTTACTTCGCCGGAATAAAAAAGAGAGTCATCAAAAATGCTCTCCAAATAAAACTCAACAACATTAACCGACCAGTTCTTGCTGCCCACACTGCCCATGCTGTCCGTAACCTGCAACCGCACAGTGTTGTCACCGCTGTGCAAGTATTGCGTCACATCAAAGGTGTTCTTACCCTGGGTGATGGTCGTGGTTGCCACCTTAGTGTTGCCCACATACCAGTTGCCAGTCGCATTGCCAGTGTCATCGCCAGCATTGTCCACACTCGTAAACTTAAAGCCGATCAATGCATTGTCACCCTGAACTACCGTCAGGCTGCTGTCACCAATTCGTTCAATGGTAATGGTGCTGGTTGTCTCACCGCCGCCACCGCCACCGCCTTTAATGGTAACAACAGTCTTGGTTGTGCCGTCTTCCAACAGGCTCAAATGACCGTCATCACTGGTGTAAGTAATGTCATACTCATGGCCGTTGCTGGGCTTAATATCTTTGATCTTTTCCTGGATCTCTGCAATGTCGCTGTTGGCCGTATCCACACTGCTCTGCAAAGCTGTCACGGTATTCTTGGTCACAGTCAAATCATTGGTAAATCCATCCAGAGCAGTTTTGTCCGCCTTATCAGCCAGCAGTTTGTTGGTTGCTTCCTTATTATAATAATCACTCTGCAAGGTGTTCGGCAGGTCGCCCACACTATCCTGCAAAGCTTTCACGGCCTCGTTGTTGCTGGTCTTGTATTCATCCAGCGCTGTGCTTACCGGGTCTACCGCCGCGCTGATCTTAGCATCCACCGTCTTGCCATATGCGGTCGTCCACTCTGCGCTGGGGTCGGTGCTTAAGGTTACAGTTTTAATCACTGCATCGCCGTTATAAAACGTTAAGGCACGGGTATCCGCATCATACGTACAGTTAAAAGCCGCCAATCCGTCGATCCCAGAAATCTTGCCTTCCAACAGTGTAACAAAGCCATCCACTTCTTCCTTGTTATAATACTTGGCAAGCTCCGTGGTCAGCTCAGTTTTCTTGGTGTAGTTGGCGTCAAGGTCACTCTGCAGCTCCTGTTTAATTCCTGCTGCCGCATTCTGGATCTTATTATCCACACCCGCCGCAGCGTTGGCTGCATCCTGGGCGCTGGCCTGTGCGGCACTGGCATAGCTGGAAGCCTGGCCAACCTTCTCGTCCATCAGGGCAACAAAGCTTGTGTACCAATCTTTGTCCGGTTCCACCATCTTGGTGCCACTCAAAGCCTCCAAGATATTCAGCTCACCGTTTGGTCGTGTGCGCCACATATAGGTCTCGCTGCGTTCATTTACACCGGTTGCAGTGATCTCAAAGCGCACTGTCCCCTTCTTGCTTGTCACACTATTTGTAACCAGCCAATAGAACCGGATCGTATCCTCGTTGTAGGTAACATTGATTGGCGTGGCATATGCTTCCTGCCCGTCCACATTCAGGTAATGTACCTGCAGCATCATCTGCATCAAATCAATACCGTCATATCGCCGCGGCATCTTAAACGGGATCACCTGGCTGTTGGTTTCCTGGGTAATGTTGATCTGGCTCTCGTCCATCACAACATTTTTCATCTCGTCAATGGTCGAAAACGCATCGTCGTTATATTGGCTGTACCACAGGTATTTTTCACTGCGGGTGTAGCCGCCGTCATCATTGGCCTGCGCCTGTGGCATATCAACCACCGCGGCCATGGGGGCAGCCTCGGCCTGCAATGCCACTGGCTCTGCTTTGGCCGCCATCTCAGCCGCCATCCGTTTCGACTCTTCAAAACTTAATGCCATGTTTTCCTCCTCCCCTTTCTATTTTCAAACAAACAATACAATATGGGCGTGGCACTTATCGCCATCGCTGTTCAGCTTCACGCGCCATTGGGTGTATACTGTGGACGTGTTCAAAGCCTGCTGCTTATATACAGCTTGCAGTCCGCTTCCGCTATCCCACACATCCGTCCAGTTGCTACCGTCATTGCTGGCCTGTACCCACACTCGGTTAAGTCTGTTTTCTGTTCCGGTCTTACTCACACTGACCACAACCCATGCGTGCTGGCAACCGCCAGTCGTCACCACGTTGCTGTAATGGTCGCCGTTGGTTGTATCCTTATCAATCGTTGCAATTCGGCTTCCGGCTTTACCAGTCAGGTCAGCAATGCTTTCGCCGTTCACAATCTTATCTTCTGTGCAGCCAATCCCTTTGCGGAAATCGGCCAGGTTCACGCGCACTTCCGGTGCCCAAAAATTGCCGTCACTTTTGTATGCACCCTCGTCAATATTACGCAGCGCAAAATACTCGCTGTCGGTTCCAAAACCCATGTCATGGGCAAAGCCGTAGCTGCGCCTGGTCAGGGTGCCCTGCGTGCAGTTGCCATTTTTGTCAATAAACTTTTTATCGCTGGCCACATCATTGGCGGTTGCCGCATTGGTGGTATCATCCTCCAACAGGGCTTTGGCCGCCGTGCTTGCGGTTCCCCACAGCCACATCACGTTATCGTAATAGCAGCCACTGTAAATATCGTTGGTTTTTTGGTTATCTGTGGCTACACACAGCCGGGTCACACCGTCCTTTTTCTGCACGGTCATCTTGGTGCTCTCGCGCTCGCCGCCCTGCAGCTGGGTCGTGGCAGAATAAGTCTTGATAGATCCTTTCACCAACTTGCCATCTACCCAGGCGGTTTTTCCTTCCAGGATAGATTTTTCATCCGCAGTGCCCGGCGTATTGCTGTCCAGCCCGCTTGCGCTGATCGCACCGCCGCTGTAATAGCCGGCCTTGATCTGGTAGCTCTCGCCGTTGGCCAACTCTGCCGTTACAGTGCCGTAATTTTGCATGGTGCCGGTTTTCAGGGTTTTGTTCTTGCTGTAAAATGTCTGTCCTGCCAGCACCTGGTCCGGCAAAGCAGTCGTGGCAGCCAGCTTGGAAGCCCCAATGCCGCTGCCGTTAGTAAAATTTACAATGTTTCTCCTCGTATCGTACTGGAAAATCACCCACTGCCCGGCACCAATCGCACCGTCGCCCAGTTTCTCTGTACCGCAGTAGGCGTTGCTGGTCATGTCTTTGCCATTGATCACCAGTCTGTGCCCGTCACTGAACGCCGTGGTAAAATATGCTTTACCGTTGGCTGCGTTGCTGTAACTGCTGCCGCTCTTGCATGTCAGTGTATGGGTTCCGCCGCTGTAACTGTAGCTGTATTCATGGATCATCATGTCGGGGTCAAACTTGCCGTCAATGATGTAATTCACCGCTCCGGCATAGTGCTGTTCCAGTGCAGTAATCGCATGTTTCACATGGTTAATGTCCGCAGCTTTAATAATGTATTTGCGCAGGCCGCTGTTCTGGTTCAGGTAATTGCTGGCCTCGGTATACTTGCCGTCTGCCAGGTACTTGGTGTACTGGGCTGCCGCTGCGGCATGGCCACTGTCCAGGTCGGCATTGTCTTCAAACGTATCAATACCTTCCGGGAACTTTGTATAGGTATCTGCCATTACTTATCACTCTCCTGTCTCATCTTTTACAGGGTACGGGTAATACGGGTAAAACCTCATCAGCGTCACATCCATCGTTCCCTGCCCCAAGCTCTTATCAATCTTTTTAATAATAAATTGCACGGCTGTCTTGCCGCCCATGTAACGCGGGCAGTATTCAACCTTGGTGTTCACATCCAACCACGGCACCAGCAACATCTTCACCGTAATGCTATCGGTCAATCGCGCCCGCTTCCATAGCTCGTATTCGGCCACGTCCAAAATGCCGTCATCTGTGGTGTAATTGTCGTATTCACCGCCGCTCAAAACCACATTGCGCCGTCCAATTCGTTCAATGCTGAACGGGCTGTTCAAAAACTGGTCGTCCTCCTCATACCCTTCAATATCCGGGTTGGCGGTACTCACAACTTCCAAATTCTGGCAGTTCTCGGTTTCTTTCAGCTTGTCCAGCTCTTCCTTGCTCGGTTTTGTATCTTTCAGCATCACCATGGCGTGCGGTTGTACCTGCCCATAAAAATAAAAGCGCCCTTTGCCGCCATTCTCATTCGGGGAATAATCGGCATCGTAGCGCACCACATATTGTACTTTTGGTTTCATGCAGTCCTGCCTGGCCTTTTTGTTGTTGCCGGCTTCATCTGTGCTGATGGTATACAGGCTCAAAACATCGGTCACAACCGCATCGCTGCTCTCTGTTGCTTTGGCACTGATCTTCATCTGGTACCCTTTGTCAGCATCGTACAGGTCGGCCACATTGTCCGGCGGCGTAAACAAAATCAGCTTCTTACCACTTAATGCCAATCCAACTACGTTTAATGTTATGGTTTTCTTTGTCGTGTCCACCACCAGGTCTGTGCAGCTCACATCTGGGCTTGCCGCAGCACCAAACACCTCTACGCAGTTTCGTACCTCGCTGTAATCCACCGTTGCGTCTTCGCTGATGATCAAATCATTGAACACATCGGCATTCAGCACCAGCGGGTCATCCTCACAACTTGGGATCTGCTGGCATTTGAACACATCATCCTCAAAAAATATTTCAAACGGGTAATACAAATCCCGCAACTGTGTCAAAATTGTCCACACACTGGTCGCCGCATCAAACTCCTGGTCATAAGGGATCGTTCGGTTCCAATATTCTACAAATACTTTGTTGATCCCCACTTCCTGTAATAGCTCCACCATCGCCCTGCGGATTCCACCCCCGGCCTTAAACACGGTCTTAATGCCTGTCAGCTGTCCAGCCAACGTGTCATTCAGCATTGCCGTCAGGTCCATGCAGTTAATGGTCAGGCTCCGGGTCTGCGTGTCATAGTTGTATCCGTTCTGGCTGAACACATATACCCCCTGGCTGTACCAGATAATATCGTTCAGCATCGGGGTCTTCACACCAATGTAAATCCAAACGTACTTGTTCATCCATTCGCTCTCGCTGTACTGGCTGATCGCATGTTTTTCGTCCAGCACAATGGTCGAAGTGTACGTTCGCCGGATGTCCGCATCTGCATCTACAGAAATTCTTCCCTCGGTCGTAATGCCCTGCAAACTGTCAATCGTCTTCATCCGGTCGTTCAGCAGGTCAATGCGGGTGTACAGCTCAATGTTATGGGAGTATAAGGTTCGTATGTCTTCTGTGCTTGGCACATACATCGCGCATCAACTCCCTTCAATATCTTCTGCAATAAACCCGTTGCGGTACAAATCGGTGCTGCTCTCCAAGCTGCCAATCTCCACAAAATCAAACGCCACGGCAACCTTGTCATAATGGTCACTGTAGCTGATACTCGGCTGGTTAATAATGTTCGCCATCCAGCTGCGTCCGTCAAACAGCTTCAAAATCTTTGGCTTCTTGTTGGTACACCAGTCCACAAACTGCTTGCGGTACCGGGCACCACCATCCCCGTCATAATCATCTGTGTCAAAACTGTATTTCAGCACAGTGGCCGTAAAATTGCCCTGCTCATAGTTCAGGTCGCTGCCGTAAATCACATATGGGTAACGGCTGCTCATAGTTTCCACCACACTGTTTGGCTGTGTTCTGGTCGTGCTGGTCACGCTGGCATCAAATAACAGATGGTAACTAATGTCTCCGTCCGTCAGCACCGCACCGTCAAAGCTGCTCAAAATCTTGTTCGTGAACATGTCCTGCTCGGCATCGTCAATAATCGGCACAAACGCATACTCATACTCGGTGTTACGCCCGTCTGCGTACCAATCAATGTGTACCCAGTTGTTCAGTTCTTTTTCCCATTCCTTCAGGGTTTCATCATTCACTGGGGTTGGCCGGTGCTTGGATGCCAAGGTAATCCAGTTATAGGTTCCAACCCGGCGTCGTTTTAACCGCATCTCGCTGATCTGTTCCGCCCGGTAGCGCAGGTTGCCGCCCAGGGTGTCACCGTTAAAAGCCGCATAAATGGCCGTCTGGGCCTGCCACCCATTGTCCAGATTGTACTTGCCGTAATCCTTGTCGGCATCGCGGCTTAACAGCAGATCGTCATAAACACCGTTCTGCAGCTTCAGCACATTCAGCGCCTCATTATAGGGCGGGTATGGCAAAATTGCATTCTGCCCCATCAAAATATCGGCTCCCACAATCATTTCCACACCCCTCCTTTACTCCCAGTTCAGCTCAAACAGGCCGCCCTGATTTTTCAAATACACCTTAAACCAACCACTTGGCGCACTGGTTTTTATATTGCTCTGCAAACAGTATCCGCCGCAGGTCAGTTCCAGGTAATAACATGTTTTCTTTTCGTTCGTCTGGTAGTTGTAAGCATTGCTGCTGTAATTGTCCGCAATGTCGCGGCGGCACAAAAACAGCTTCAAAGCATACGGATCTTCGTCCATTGTCGGCATACTGATCCCGTTGCTTCGCTTGTTCCATAGCCCAATCAGCAGCTTGTTCCAGCGGTCGCTTCTCATGTTCAGTCCCAGGGCATAGCTGCTGTCCACCACGCTTCCTTCTTCCACATGGCTACCCTGTACCTTAAATCCGTCTTTGAACGTCATGTCGGCCTTAACCGGGTCGGTGTCGTCCACCGTCAGGTCTACTGCCTGGTCCCCGGCCGATCCGCTCACATAGTGGTAATCATCCTTGTTATCGTTGCGGTCCTTGCCCTCAATCGTCACAACATAAGATTTCACCCAAATGCAGCCCTCTTCATAATGGTTTTCCAGCGCCACAGCCGCATAGCCGTCACCACCCACATAGCCAATCAGCAGTTCACAAAATCCAGTGTCCAGCTTCATGCCGTGCTGGGTAATGCCCTGTGCTCTGGCGTAATACGTCGTGTCATTGCGCAGGTTGCTGATGATATACGCCTTGTCCGGCACCCGTAGTGTCTCGCTGCTCTTCACCAGGCTCTTGCTGGCATCATACAGTTCAATCGTATATTCGTTCAGCTCTTCGCCCTGGGTGCTCTCGTATTGCACTGTAAACTCAAAAGCACTGTATTCAATGTTGGTTTTATCCTTGGTGCTGATCTCTTTGAACTTAAATACCGGTGTCTCCACACAATAAAACAGCAGAATGTCGCTCCATTCGCTCCACGCACTGTCCTGGCCGCACACCCGTACCTTAATGCCAAACGCCGCGCTGCTGTTTGTAATGCTGCTGGCCTTCAAAGTAAACTCGGATCTCTGGGTGCTCACCTCACCGCTCTGGTAAGTTGGGCTGCCCAGTTCCTCTGCACTCATGGCATTAGCCCAAATTTGCGCCTCCACCTTGGTAATCACACCAATGTATCGGAACCGGAATGTATAATCTTTTGTCGCATCAAATGCTGATACGGTATATAATGCTGGTTTGCTCATCCTCCCGCCACTCCCCTCCCTCTAACAAAAGCCGCCCAACCAATCAAGGTCAGGCGGCCGTTAAAATTTTTTTGTTACTTATAAATATGGTTTTAATTTTTCAATCAGTTCATATACTTTTGTTCCTGGTGCCGCATTGGACGGAACTTTTCCTGCGTTTCGTTTATCCAGTTTCCGTGCGTTTATAATCGCAGTATCTATAAAAGGGCGCAAAACAGCGTACATATCAGGCCGATTTTTATAATAATCCCCTTTGCCAATGGCGTTTAGCGCGGCTGTTAGCTTTCTCCAATAAAACGTCCGGTCTACATCAGCGTCTGTATAGGCAAAATGCAATAGATACCACAGCTCAATGCACTGGTTTGACCATGTTGCATGATAAGTCGTTTCTTCCTGCAAACTGTAAACATCACAAAGCCGCTCAACTTCATTGATTTGTTCTGCCGGGAAATTATCTGTGTCGTACACGATCCAAACGTGCTTAAACACAATCCCGCTGTTCTGCACATATCGGTGAGCTTTTTCAAGTAAGTTGGTGGTATTATCGCCCATACCGGTTATTTTTAACTGGATTCTATCCCGGTATTTTTCATTGATGATTTTCTGGATCGCATTAAAATATAAAGGCTCGGTCTTAACACCTTCTGAAGCTATCAAATGATATTCTGGTTGAATTAAACGCGGTCTATCTTGCCGTTTTTTCATCCAAACTTTGTTCCGGTCGCTCTTTTTTAACGGCTTTAAGCTCATGTCCAGTCCCCTCCTGTCAACATGTTGGCAAGATAAGGATCGGCACCGTATCGTCCTTCTAAATACTGCTTGTCAAAGGCAGCGGTGCTTTTAACGCGAGTGTTGTCTTCCTGGCGCAGCTCATATAAAGAATATATTTCGCTTTCGTGTTGGTCATTCATAGCGGCAAACCAAATTTCGTCACGGCGGAATATTGTATTTTTCATAGTTGTTAAATCATGAGAACTAAATAACAACTGTGCTCCATGTTTGTTTAGATTCGGGTTCTTAAATAACTGGATTACATATCGTAACAACTTTGGATGTAATTTAGCGTCAAGCTCATCTACAACAACGGTTCGTCCTTCATTTAATGCAAGCAACAAAGCAGGCAATGCCGCAATCATCTTTTTGGTGCCATCTGATTCTTCTTCAAAAGGCAATTCATAAACCTTACCGTTGATGGTTCTTTGCGTAAATAACCGTTTACTATTATCGTCGTATCGGTAGCCAGTAATATCAATTCCCACATCATTTAATGCCCGGATGATTTTCTCTCTGGTTTTTTCTTCTTTTGCAATCAACACAATCGTTTCTGCCTGCGGGGTTGCATAACTCTGCGTAATGCAAGATTCAAACCAATTTTGCACTTCAGCAATTACCGGCAGGTTATAATTGATTGCCAAAAAAGAAAGATAAGGCATCTTTGGGTTTACATCCAGATTGATGTTGTTTTTGTTGATTGTCGTGCCAAGTGTAATTTTCTGTCCGTCTCGCTCAAAAACCAACCCTGTGCGTCTGGCTCCAATTTTTTTCCACAAAAGGGTTTCATAAACAACAGTGTCTTTCAGCTCAATATAGTACTGGTATTCTTTTTCTTTAATGCGGAAAAATATGCGAAATTTCGTCGGCTTATCGACAGACTCATCGTCCATCTCAAACGGGGTTACATTAACGCCCTGTTGAAAAATCATAGGCTGACGGTTCTTTTCCAGGGTGTGGATAGGCCGAACTACAACCCCTATCAGGCAAAAGAAAGCTTGTAACAGGTTTGTCTTTCCTCCACCATTGGGGCCATATACGGCGCTCACAGGGAGCAAATCATCAGCTTTGTCTTGTTTTATTAAAGTTTCTTCAAACTCAGCAGCGGCTGTCGCCCTAAAATCAAAAGTCGTTTCATCCTTATAGGACTTAAAATTTTCAAAAGAAAACTGGCAAAGCATATCTTTGGCCTCCCTTCTTGATAATAGTATAGCACAAATGTTAGTCTTATACCATCATTTAAGAAAAAAATTTCCCAAAACGGCTTTTATAAATGTCTTTTCTGGATTTATTCCTGTCTTACATAATCCAAAACCAGTCTTGCTGTGTCTAGGCTTACTCTATAGCCACAATACTGTCAACTATTTTTCCGGCTTATCCTCTGCTGCATCTACCGGCGTATCCTCAACCTTTTCTGCCGCAGCCTTCTTAGCCGCTTCCATCTCTTCTTGTATCGCGCTCTTGCGGATATTCTGCACATCACGCAGCAAACTCTCCAAAATCAGCTCCACTGCATACGGCGGCAGCCCAATCTGGTTCACACCGTCACAAATATAAGTCTTCAACTGTTCACATTTCAAATTAAAATTTTCCATCATAAAATCTCCTCGTTAAAATTAAACCAAAATGCCGCCAATAAACCGCAGCCCATGCTGTTTCAGCTTTACATCGGTCACATACCCCTGCGCATTTTTTACAAGCTCAATACCATAAATAAACGGTACAGCCTGAGTATTTGCGTCAAGAGTGGTTACTTCTTTGCTGCCGTCCCAGCCTAAAGTTTGACCACCCCAGTTGGTGGTACCGTCATAGATGTACATAGAGTTGCCATTCCCATATAGCTGGACATTACCTCTAAGCTGTGTGGTTGAAAAATCAATAACAAATCGTCCGGAAGTATCAGACTCCTTTTGCGCAGTCAAGGTTCCAATAGCATTATTAAAAGTAATCCGTTCTGTACTCAGTCCAGCCTTAGAAAGCGATGACATGGATGATGAACTGGTAACTTCTCCGGCCCTGAATGTAATAGAAGAACCATCTAATACCATTGTATTTGTGTGAGTAGTGGTTTTTTCTGTATCATCATACTGGTAAGTATCAAGCTTTAACATAGCATCTGCAATCTGCACCACATTTTCTGTACCATATGTTTCATTGTAGCCGTTCAATCTGGCAAGCGTATTATCCCCAGACTTAATAAGGATAGAATTTTTATCAAGCGTTGTAACAAACTGTCCATCAGTCGTATGAACTACTGAATTATCCAGATCAAAATAAACGCTTCCATCCTTGGAGCTAATCTTACCAGTTTTAATCAGGTCAGAGTTAATCTCACCAGACTTAATGTAGGTCGCATTAAAGTACACATTCCCATCTTCAATAAACATGCCCTGGCTTGCTCCATTATTGGTCAGTCGGTTAAAGATGTCCTCCTGCGTCAGCTTCTTATCAACCGCATCAACCACTTCGTCTTTGTTCGTGTAATTGTCTTTCTTGCCCCAATCACCGGCATCATATGCCTCGCCTTTCGCTTTGGGTTTTCCACAAACAAGCACTTCTGCCCCCGTGTACCACAAATCACCTTCGTCATACGGCGGGTCGGGGTGTTCGTCCTTGCTGGCATCTGCCGTAAACACACGCCGCTTTCCATCCGCCGTATCCTGTGCCTTGCTGGCCGCCTCAAGTGCATTGGTTACATCCTTGTCCTGCACCAGCTCCCACTTGTAGCTACCATCGTCACCTTTCATAAACCGGTATGCTTTGCCTGTCTCTGTGTTATAAAACAGGTCATCCACATGTTTTTCTTTTTCTTCATCTGTCGTCCAGCTCTTAGCCGGCTCGTTATCCAGCGTGGGGTCATAGGCGTAAAAATACTGCTCGGCCTTGCTGTCAATCTGGTCCTGCATATCTTTTGTTACGCCATCCACATAATTTTTCATGTCATCTTTGCTGGCGTAACTATCCTTTTTTACCCAGTCGCTGGCATTATATTTATCACTGGCCGTGCGTGCTACCGTACAAACCAGAATGTCTTCTCCATTAAACCATAAATCGCCCGCATCATACGGCGGCTCCGGGTGCTCACCTTTGCTTGCATCAGCCGTAAATACCTGGCGCTTACCATCTCCGGTGTCTTGTGCCTTGCTTGCGGCTTCCAGCGTATCCAGTGTGTCCTTATCTGTCACTTCTACCCAGCTGCCGGTTTTTGTTTCCTCGTCATATGTCCACTGCCAGCCTTTCTTGCTGTCGGTGTTATAAAACAAATCGCCGTTGTGCGCTTTCTTTGTGGTGTCGTCTTTCCAGCTCATAGCAGGCCAGTTCTCAAGCGTCGGGTCATAGTTATAAAAATACTGTTCAACCTTGCCATCCACCTGTTCCTGCAGCTTGTCAACCTTATTCACATAATCTTTCAGGTCTTCTTCAACCTTGTCCTGCTTCAACAGGTTCCGGTCAATTTCATACGGCTTAATGTACAGCCGCTTAAAGTCGTTCTGCGGGGCAATCACAGCCACGGCATCGTTCACCTGGAACAGCGCATTACTCGCAATGGTGTATTCCTTGCCAAAAGCCGCCACTACATAGCCGCTGTGGTCGTCCAGCACCTTCACAATCGTGCCAACAGCTGTACGGTCAAACTTGGCATTGCTAATCAGTCTCTCGCAGTAACGTTTCACCTCTTTTGCCAGGTCTTTCAGCCCCGCAATGGCATCATCCAATGTGTTCTTCGCCATAGCTTTTCCTCCAAAATAAAAAAGCCGGGCAGCCACATAGGCCACCCGGTATATCGTCATCGGTATTATCGCTTAAACCAATATTTCTTTACATCTGATTTTTCATCATAACAAAGCTCAATGTATTTAATTTCTCCTCTGGGAATCATAACAATTCGGTCATCCATTGTTGTAAGGACATTACCCTCTTTATCTAAAACATCATATCCAGATAAAAGTAATACGTTCTTTTTATTATCCATTCCAACATAAGAACCACTAAAATCGTTCTCGCAGCCTGTATAGACTACCATATTGGTTCCACGTTTATAGTCAATAATATCTTCCCACACGCTATCGCTTGGGGACCATTTGAACAGCTTATGCAATACTTGCTTAATTTTCACGTTCCTGCGCAGAACAGAAAGAACGGCACCAAGAACACAGGCCACAATGTACTGTAACTTCTTGGTTGGTACCACCTGCATAAGCAGAAAACTAATTACCACAGAATAAACCAGGTAATGTTGAGGCAACTGTTTGTCAAGCAGCCGGTTATAAATCCATAACATCAATAAACCAGGCACCACATACTGCAAAATAGCAGGAATCATGGCAACTAGCTCGTTTAAGTATTGTGTTATTTCCATCACTTATTTTCCTTTTTGTCCTCTGTTTTTTTCCAAGAGGAGCTATTTTTATTGTTCTTGGCTTCCGGGTTAAAAGTAAACTCCGTGTTCGGCTTGTTTTGGCTCTCAGTCTTTGCCATCGGTATAGCACTTCCCACTTTATTATAATAGGGTCATTATACCATACAAAAAGCCGGACAACAACAATCTGTTACCCGGTGTAAATTGACTTATAAAATTATCGCATTGCTCGTACAAGAGCATTAAATTCTTGTTCTGTTTTGGCAAATCGGTATGGAGCATACTCTCCATATGCTGTTGGTCTGCTAATCGTTACTAACTGTACGCCTTTGTCGCCAACCGCAGCATTTAAGGCTCTTTTCATTTCAACAAGATGCTTGCCGTGAGTTGTTTTCAAAGCAACACAGCCATGAGCATATCTATCTTTCGCTACTAAATAGCACATGATTCAGAGCCTCCTTAAAAAGCAACAGCCGTCATCTTACCTTATTATATAAGGGACCTAACCGCTGATTCCTCTCGGTTGGTTTCCCTCTGTCCTGTTTGTAATTACCGCTTGCTGAACTCCTGCGCCATAATGGAGCTAATGTTCTGATGCAAAATGCGGCCAAAATTTTCAACGTCATTCACACCGTTCATCACAATGTTAATGTCGCCAATGTGTACGCCGCTGCTGCCAGCACTGGCCAACTCAGAGTTCACATTCCCCATCCGCTTCAAAATAGCACTCTCCACAAAAGCTTCCGGGTTAATTGCCGCGCTGAACAACCGGCGGGTCAGGTTTCCCGGCACAACGCCGTCCCCAACCTCCAGGCTGGTGTAGCGTCCGGCTTCCGGCTGCCGCACAACAATCTCAGGCCCAGCCTCATCAACACGCGCACGTTCAAAGGCCGCAACGTTCATAATGCCGGTTGCATGGTTAGCGCGAGTGATCTCGTTTTTCTCCCATTGCAGCTCTTTCTTTTGCTTTTCAATCTCAGCATTATCTTCGTTGTACTTCTTTTCCACTACCTTAATTTGCAATTCAAGGTCTTCAACCTCTTTGGTCTTATCCTTAATCTGCTTCAAAACATCAACATAGTGGTTCTTAAAGTCCGTCAGCACATCCATGCGCTGGCCCAGGATTTTTTCTTCCCAGTCAGCCCCAAGCCGCGCTACGGTATTGATTCGGTTCTGCTCGGTTTCGTAAGCGTCCGCAACCTCTTCCCATTTGCTCTTATACTCTTCCAACTGGTCAATCAGCTTCTTGTTCTGCTCGATCTGATCTTCCACATAGTCCGTCTGGCGCATGTTTTCCGTGTAATCAGAGGTGATTTTATCAATCATGCTCTGGTCCATGTTCAAGATCATCTGATCGGCATTGTCGCCGTACAGCTTGCGCAAAATCTCAAGGTTTTTGGCATTGGTATAAGCATTCTGGGCATCATCCAGCTTTTCTTTGTAATCGTTGTAAGCGTCAATCTTGTCCTGGTTGGCTTGCTTTTTGTCCTCCAGCTCTTTTTCCAGGACCTCTTTTTCCTTTGTCAGTTTATCAATGGCGTCATTGTGCTCTTTGTCGCGCAAGGCATCATTGTAATCTTCTTCGGCGCTCTTAACAGCACTTTCGTCGGCTTCCCAAACAAAGCCCTTGCCCTCACGGTACACGCGCACATTCTTGGCGGCCAATGCAGCATCCAGCGCAGCTTTCTTCTGTGCCAGGCTAATAGCCTCTTCCTGTGCATCGTTGGCCTCATTCAGCTTATCAATTTCATCCTGCAGCGCATCAATCCGCGGTTGGTAACTGTCCTCCAATTCGTCATTGGCTTTTTCCAGCTCTTTAACCCGCTGCTCAATTACCCAGTTGGCACCATTGATGGCGGAATCCAGGTTGTCTTTGTCCTTCTCCAGCTTCTCTTTCAGGTCATCCCACTGGTGTTCTAGCCGGTCAATTTCTTTGTCAATGCGGTTGGTTACAGTCTTAATAATGCCATCCAGAACCGTCTGCTCTTTTTCCAGTTCCTTAATAACCTTTTCAATGGCCTCTTTCTGGTCTTCCAACACCTTTTTCTGTGCTTCATAGGTTTCTTTCAGCGCCTGGGCCTTCTTGTCCAATGCGTCAATCGCCGCACTTTGGGCATCGGTTGCGCCCTTGTTACTGCTCTTGCCGGATTTGGGCTGAGCACCACTAAAACCGCTAAGACCATAGCCATTCATTACGGCCAAACTCTTTTCAAGATCTTCAAGCTGTTTCTGGGCATCTTTAGCTTTGGCTTTCTCTTTTTCCAATTTGTTATTCAAAATAGCAAGTTTACCCGCTGCTTGTTCAACATCAGGAAGTTGCAAACTATTTCCGAAGCCTAAATTTGGATTAAAGGCTAATTTTTGACTGAGATAGTCGCTGCTAAGTACAGAACTAGCCGAAGGCATAGAACCAATCGCGCCATACAAAGTTGTAAGAATTTCAATTTCTCTTTGGTAACATTCGATACGATCATTTGTCTGTTGAATAGTTGCCTTCGTAGAATCAATCTGGCTTTGTACTTGAGCAATCATGGCGCTCTTCATCGTGCCAAATTTGCCTTCCAAAATACTCTGGCTGATACTTACAACACCATTCTCAACTTCCATATCGTTGATCAGCTCAGGATAAACCGCCAACAAAGCCTGTAAGGATTCACTGCTCAAGTATCCTTGCTCGCCCATATCCTTAAAGGCGGATTCAAGAGCTTTGGTCTGTTTGTAACAGTTACTGGTACTATCAGTAAAGTTAGAGAAGAAATTCTGTAAATCACCGGCTGCATCAAACTGCCAGTCATCATCGCTACCTTGCTCTTCATGTAATGCTTGCAACTGGGCAATAAGTCCTTCAGTACTAATACCATATTTATCTGCCAAGTCGGCAGCTTCTTTATAAGCATCACTGCCTTCTTTAATCGCTTGCCCACCATTGATAGCATCGTTCAGCGCCTTAACACTATCCTCGCCGTTAGCTACAGATTGCGTAAAGTCGTTGGTAGCCTGGGTAATAAGAGGAATATTGTTAATGTATAGGTTTATAAAATTAGCAGCAGCCCGCTGATCATCAGACAAGCTTTCAACACGCTTTTGATACTTGTCAAAATCTTCGCTGTCTTCATTCGCTGCATTCTCAAGCAACGTAGTCATTTCAGTGTGAAGATCTTCGCTTACTTCTTTTATATAGGCATTTTACGAAGTGCAACCATACGGGTATCATAGGCAGCCTGAAATGTTTTTCCATTAGCAAGATCTTGATCGAACTGTTTCGCAAGTAAATTCAGTTTTTCATAATCGTCCAGAGCCTGTTGTAGTTGCTCATGCTGATTTCCTTTGTACGTCCCGGAAATACCGGCATGTTTAAGAGTTGCAGGAGTAGAAATGACTTTTGTTGAAGAAGTGTCTTGCTGTTTATATATCGCATTGCGGGCTTCTTTCGCTGTCTCATCAGCCAATGCTTTTGCCAGATCCAAATTAGTTTGTAACTGCTTTCTCTGTTGTTCAAGCGTGTCATAGCTTTCTGGATCTACAATCTTGCCAGTGGTAGTGCTCCGGCACTCATCCATCTTGGCTTTAAGCTCTTCAATCTGCTTGGTTAGATTCTCAACGTTTTGAGCAGCTTCTTTATGCTCCTGGCTCATTTCAGCAGCCTTATCGCGGGCAACTTCATATTTATGAAACTTGTTTTCGTATGCCCATTGAATCCCTTTGCTGGCTAGAGTTATTGCGGCACTTACAGCTAGGGCAATGACAGCAGCTTTACCAATTCCCCACAGCGCTTTCCCAAACGACTTCGCCACGCTGGTAGCCGTCCGTGTGCTGGCCGTATAAACCTTCATCACGTCATCTAGGTTGTTGGTGTTCCGCGCAACGTCCTGAGCTATTTTGCTGGAATCTTTGAGGGTTTCGTCGAAAATAGCACTAGCTTTTTCAGCTCGTTCAGTTTCAGATTTAATGTTCTTCATCTGCTGAACATAGTTTTGAAGAGCAGCAGTGTCTTTCTCAACTTGGGCACTATCCATAAAACCAGTGAGGTTCTTAAACGTTTCTTGTATCTTTTGTTGTATAAAAGATTATTGTGTGATATAATCTTTATAAGGTTATAATCACGTTTAAGAAGGAGTGGAATATGGCTGTTTCCGATTGGAGATACGGTATTTGCCCACATTGTGGCTATATAAATTTCTACGTGAAACCATCGAAGTTTCCGATTTGCAAGTGCTGTAGCTATGAAGATCCGATAATCATTACAGACGATGAATATAATAATTTTGTACTTCCTATTGAAGCCCCTATAAAAGATCAAAAAAGCGACGAAGAGTTATCTTATATTGTGAACGAAGCTCTTCGTGAAAAATACGTTTATGGTAACGAATGTTTTAGCAAAAAAGCATACAACGATATGCTGGAATATACTGCACAAAAGCACAAAGAAGCTAAAACTTTCTTCAGTTCTAACAGCAGTGATCCGCATACTCCCAAATGCCCCACCTGCGGCAGCACCGACCTGCGCAAAGTATCCGTGGGTGCAAAGGCTGTGTCCGTGGGCTTGTTCGGCATCTTTAGCCAGAAAGTTAAAAAGACTTGGCATTGTAACAGCTGTGGATATGAATGGTAATGCTGCGCAGCGCGGTGTAGAAGGTGAATCTGTGTGTCGCATCAAGAACAACATTTTGTAGGAATGCACTACTGTGGTAGAGTTTATTATTCTGGTGAAGACGGAGGATATTCGGATTATCTTATTCCTTACTATGCACATGATGAGATTTACGATAATTATTCATCTCAGAATGTTGCAAAGTCAAAAGAAGCACATGCACCAGCTCCCTGTCCTGGCTGTAATATAGAATTAAAAAATACACATTCGCGTTGCGTATTTGAACACCGTCCGTATAATATCTGGGAATGTCCAAGGTGTGAAAGAAAATTTATATTTATAAAAGATGCTAATTGCCAAGGAGTAACTCATGACAGAAAAAGAACTGCAAGAGATTGATGCCCGCATTGCAGAACTGGAAGCGCAAAGCGACGAGTACGAGCGCCAAATCAAGGAGCTGGAAGAGAAAAAGTCGCAAGTAGATGAAAAAATTTCTGACCTAGAAACACAAGCAAGCACATATCGAGTTCTTAATTCTATCAATGATGTAACAGAAGAAAATTCCATGCAAGTTTGGTTATCCAAAGACACTAGAACTACCCCTGTTATGAGCAAATTCTGTGATTCTGATAAGAGTTTTTTAACAATTCCAGAATTTATGTATCCAAGAGCTTTTTTATTAGTTGTAACAAAATATCATTATGGTATACAATATATTGATTCCGGCATGACAATGACTGACTTAAAACAGGAAGGATGTTCTTCAGAAAGCCGTGTTAAAAGAATTGCCATGTCAGAACAAAAAACTAGAATGTCTGCTCTATACAAAGAATTATATAAAGTCATAACCAAACCAATAAATGATGAAGATAAAATCCCATTTGAATACCCTGTTCGTCTTGGCGGGCAAACATACAACAATCAAACTGGTTATGGCAGAACTTATTATGGTTACGACGAATATGAAGAAGGAACCTTGTATGGTGAAACTACTGGATTTGTTGTAATTGGTATAATCGGGAAAGACTGGCCTGTATATTAACATCCAACAATGTCAACCGCGTGTGCGTGAAGTGTAAGACAAGGTTTTGAGGATAAGGCGAACTATAAGAAAAAACCAACAGCATAGCCACTGTTGAGTTCTTTACACACCTTATCAATTATCAAACCAAGATTTCTTTACCTTAGAATCTTCAGGGTAAGTCAAGCTCGTATATTCAATTCTGTTCAACGGCACAGTGGCTATACTGCATTCCGGCGTGTCAAACTCGTCTCCTGTCGCATTATAGAGCTTGTAATCCTTTACAATTACTCCCATGGCATCTTTATCAATTCCAATATATATACCGCTGACAATCCATTTATCAGTTTTAACGTAAATATAGGTGCCCTTTTCGTAGTCTATCACATCGTAAAAAACAGTTTTACTGGGCGAAAAGGATATCGTTTTTTTGAAAAGATTTTTTACCCAGGTGGTACGGCTCAAGACATACACAATAAGAGCTGCTACAACTGCAATTACAAAATCCCATACCACATTATTAACACAAAGAACAAGAATAAAGCTAACTACAACAGAACACATAATATAATGTTCTGGTAGTTTTTTGTCATGCAATCGCGTATAAATCCATAAAAATATAAACCCTGGCGCAATGTATTTAAGTACCAAAGGCACGGCTTCAATATAACTAATTATATCCGTTGCTGTCAATTAGCATCACCCCTTATCATTTTTTGGTTTTGGCGGCTTCTGGATATCCTCTTTTCGTGTTCCTTTATTCTTAGGAACATAAGTGAATTGTTGGCGGCGGATCTCTTCTTGTTTCTTTTCAAGCTCAGTCATTATACAACCACTCCTTATTGATTGTTGGAATAATTATATAATAGCATAGGTGTGTAGTTAATACAACATTAAACCGGTATTACCGAACTATAACAGACATTAACATATACGACATTCCTATGGTCGCAAAGAAACATAAAATAGCTAAAGCGAAATCTCCACCGTCCATAAAGCTCACCTCATAAAAGGAATAAATCATGACACCTGACGAAAATCTACAGGAGCTTCAGACTCAAAATACAGAATCTCCTGCACCTCAAAAACATAGGCTACCTACTATCCGTTCTGCCATTCCTGCTGTTCTTATAAATATTACAACGCTTGCTATCGCCGCTCTTTGTTTCTTTGGTTGGTATGATAACCAAAAGCCTATTCTAATTCAATCGGGGTACGATCAAGGCTACTCCGAAGGATACGACATAGGACATCAGAACGGTTATGACGCCGGTAACTCCTATGGTTATGATAAAGGCAAGTCAGACGGCTATGATGCTGGTTATAGTGCCGGTAAAAAGAAAGCCTATACTTCCGCATACGAAGACGGGAAAACGGCAGGATATAATCAAGGCTATTCCATTGGAGAACAACATGGCAAGGAAGAAGCCAGCAAAGAATCATATAACGAAGGATATGAGGCTGGCAAAAAAGACGGATACAACAGCGGTTACTCTGCTGGTCAATCATCGGTTCAATCTTACTCTGCTTCCACTTCTTCTGAAACAACAAATTCAGCATCTGTGATTACCGATAGTTACACAGTCTATGTTACCAAAACAGGCTCTAAATATCATCGTGCAGGTTGTTCCTATCTTCGTAAAAGCAGTATGGCTATGGATCTATCAGAAGCACGAAAATACTACACGCCATGTAGCCGTTGTAACCCTCCGTCTTAAATTTTGAAGATTGACGATAAGCCTTCCTTTAGTTCTTCAAAAAACTGTTCAACATCCTGTGTGTTGTTATTGGCGTTTTCCTGCCCCTGTAATTCTTTAATTAGCGCCGCAATCTCTTTGGCGTTGCCCGTAATCTGAATTGTCATAAAACCCTCTTCTTTATATGTAGATTGGCTACTTGGCATAAACATCTCTCTGGTACTTTTGCGATTGTTTAGATTAACGTTCGGTTTATATGTAGCACCCATAATCATCCCTCCGTTCCTTGATTTTTGGGGCAATTAAAACAGCCGCCGTTATAAATTCCCATCATCGCAAACTTGTCCATCTGCTCCGCTTGGTTTGCCGTCAAGCTTTTGCAGTTGATTGCTACTGCCCGCATAACATATTCGCACTTATAAATCATTGCGTCTTGCTCAGCACTATATTCTCGCTCAAACAGTACCTTGCACTGGCAAGGCTTCAAAATACCTTCCATAAATGCCATAAAAATTTCCTCAATTTCCTATTATCTCCATTAGGAGGTGTTTTATCATGTCAAACATACAAGGAACACATATTTGCACTTATTGCGGGCAGACGATTCATTGGTATCTTCCATCAAGAAATCGCTATGCGTCAACAGGGACTTATCAATTGTTTACGATGCCAAGCGTCGATAAAGATAGTATTCCTGTAAAAGAGGACATAGACCCAGACACCTGTGAGCTTATTTACTCATATGATTGTCCTCTTTGTGGTCAGTACAATTCTTTCCCTCGCACTTGCAACAACAGCTCTGAATAAACGCATCTAAAACTTTCTTTTCAGAATTGTAATCCATGTCCTTATAAGCTATGTCGCTACAATCAATTAAAATTATGTGTTTTTCTTTCCCGTCATCACAGCAATAGCACAACTCGTCTTGTTTTACGTCATATGTACGGTTAAACAACAATTCTTTTTGGCACTGTCTCAATAAATCATTTGGTTCCATAAAATTGCCTCTCAAAAATACCAAAAGCCCCGGCCATTAAAGGTCAGGGCTTATCTTTATTATGTATTACATGTTTGTAAAATCGATCGTTCCGTGTGCGGGGTATTCAAACGATATTCGCATCGCGCCATTGTAATTAGTTACAGCCAAGCTTCCCTGAGAAATAATATCCATCCCAATCAAAAAATCAAAGCCGTCTCCGTTATTTGTAAAGAGTGAAGCCTGGATGTCAGAGAAAACAACATTATTCTGCAGCGTAAGAGAAATATTATATCTTGGTGCGACAATTTTACCATTTGCCGTATGGTATTCCTTACCTTTGATCGGAACAACATTTAACTTATTTACAACAGTTTCAGTTATTCCGCTGTCAACAGAACCAGTATCAATCAGTCCCCATCCCTCATAGTACTCCCCATTAGCCTCCGCCTTTACGCGGATAAACAATGCTGTAGATGTTACACCATAAGGGACAGTAAAGGAACTCATTTATATCTCACCTGTTGATCATATATTCTTCCCCATTTTTCTAGGTTAATGGGAACCCTGTACCATACAGCTGGATGTCGCTTTGAGTTGTCTGGATCGATATAATCATCGCGTCCAGCATACACAATGGCTTCATCTTTTACTTCAACAGTTAATCCATCATAGTTTTCAAAAAGCCATTGTTTATGCTCTTCAATCCACCTATGATTTTTATACTGTTTGTATCTGTAAATTACCTTATCAATTATACCATTCAACCACTTCACTTTCAACTCATCTCCTCAAAAAACCACCTTCATAAATATATTTTTATAACCTTCTTACGGCTTTCCCGTAATGTTCTGACTGTCTTTCTTCCCGTCTGGTTTTCACCATGGAATAGGGCTACCCATACAGTCGATGAACCAAAACACCAAAGTTCACACATCTTCTTCTGCGCACATTCCTGCACGCGGTGTCTCGGCTGCTGACTGAGCATTGTTTACGCGGGTTAGCACCCCCCCGTAGGGGCGGCTTTTCTCTCAGCATACCGCATCCGCATACTTATTTCTGCCTTTCGGCTCCATAGTGTTCCATTACCGGTTCACTATGGCTATGCGGCTCTTAGCCTTTCCCAGCAATTTGGGTATTTAATTATTTGGCACCTGCATCCTACACAACTATTCCCCTTGTGTAAACGGGCATACAATTTACCACTGGTGCCTTTGTTCTTAATAAGTGACGTTACAAGCCCTGTACTAATACCAGTTAGTGCAGTTGGAATTAGTCCAAAATTGTCAACAAGCTTCACAGCTTCATCAGCAAGATTGGCAATATGTGTTGCTAATTCAATAAAGAATTTTATCAGATCGCTATCCAGCACATCCTTAGAAAGCTTCTCAAATGCTGCTGTGAACTGCGAGATTTTACCATTGATGCTATCAAGGTAAGTTTCGTTTTCTTTTGTGGCGCTGCCGGCAGATTCAGCGGCAGTCTTGGCGGCATCCTGTGCGTCCTTCCAGTTGTCCAGCATACCGGAAACAACGTTAGCGCGGTTCTTGCCAGCAACCTGTTCCAACAGAGATGCTTTGTCAACATCGTTCATCTTTTTCCAAACGTTGGCAATGCCTTCCATGATCTCATAGGTTGACTTAAAGTCTCCACTCTTGGTCAGGATATCAAATCCACCTTTGCCGTCAACATTGGTCAATGCCTTAATCTGTTCTCGCAGCTTGGAGGTGCTCACCGCAACGTCGTCCGTGCTTTCGCCCATCTGTTCAAGATCGGTCTTTGCGCCACGGATGCGCAGTGACAATACTTTTAGCGCGTTACCTACCGACTCCGGGTCCTGCGCAACATCATTGGCAGCCACAATCATACCAATACTCTGGTCCAACGTGTTTCCTGCGGTATGCAAGGCGGATGCCGAGCGCTGTAGCGCACTGCCAACTCCAGCCGAGGAGATGGCATAATTATTACCCACCTCATTAAATTTATCAACAATGCTGGTTACATCTTTTGCTTCAACGCCAAATGCTTTCATTGTGGAAATGATAGATTCACTAGCGTCATTGACACTAGAAATTCCATCCCCCACATGTTGGTACAGGACGGCCGCGTCAGCCAATTCTTTGGAATCTTCCAAACTGTAACCTAACCGTGCAAAATCAGCACTGGCCGTTACAATATCGCTGATAGAAGCGCCCAGGTTCTTTGCTCGCGTACCGGCATCATCCAAAAACGCATCGTATGTATTGTCAGTTTCGTCTGTAACCTTTTTCAGCTCGGTCATGGCAGAATCAATATTCACCACGTTCTGGTAAATCTGTCGTAACCCTTGCTCAACCATGCTAATTACCTGGCTGGCAAACTGACTCTTGATATTTGTCTCAAACAACTTTTTGAACTTCATCGCCAGCGTGTCAGTTTCAAGGCCAGCATCCTGTACTGCTTTTTTCAGTTCTGCAAATTCCTTGGATGCTTCGCTTGCATATTCCTGGCCGTTTTGCTGTGTGATTTTCCCGGATTTTAGCAATTCCTGGTAGCGTTCAATATATTCAAGATACCGTGCATATATCGCAGGATCAGTTGTAATTTTAGAGTTATTAGACAAATACCTCTGTGCTGTATACAAAGAATTAGAAACACTCTTAATATAAGTGTTCACATCACGCTGAGATTTAAGGTTGCCATTAAACTTATCAGCTTCCGCCTTTGTTTCGCCAATCTTTGTTTTAACAGCGTTCAACGCATCAGAGACACTTTCAATCGGTGTTTTGGCATTTTCAAACTGCTTGGCCATCGCAGCAATAAAAGTTGGAACGTCAGCTGCAGATTTAACTTGTTCAGCTTCTTCAGCCATTTTTTTAAGAGCGCTTTCAGTTTGCTGGTAAATACCATTATCCTTAAATCCCTTATTGCCAGCGCTCCGCTGTAAAGCCGTTAGCATCGTCTTGTGGTTTGCCAAAAAGTCCTTAATCTGCTCAAACTGGCGCTCATTACTTCTAACGCTATTATCAGCCATGGTGTCATTGGCCGTGTTTACTGCTGTTGTAAATCTTTTAGCAGCAGATGAGCAATTATCCATAGCGATTTTAAGCTTATCAAAGTTTTCGGAACTCCAGTCTTTTTCATACTCTTTTCTGGCTTTTTCTAAAGCTGTTTGAGTCTCTTTGAATTCTTCTCGCAAACGAGTAATTTTTGCGCTTTCTGTGCCATTTATGTCTAGCTTCGAAGCCTTAGAGATGCTGGCGGCAGGATCAATTTTAGAAAGCTCTTGTAATTGAACTGTCTGGGTTTTAATGTCAACAACATCTTTTTCTGCCTGCCGTATTAAAGCTTGAAGAATGTCTGCGTTCCTATCGCTGCCATCCTTATCAAAGCGAGCGATGGCATCAAAAACGGACGAAAGATCGGCAGAAAGTTTTTTTACTGAATTATCATAATTTTCAGTCGTTTTATTATCGAACTGGAACTTGGTAGCTTCATCAAGCGCTTGAGTAAATTCAGCATATTTAGCTGCATTGGCCAGCAAAGCATTTGTACCTTCAGATTCTTCATCAGCTACTTGTGCCGCCGCTTTGGCCGCTTCCTGGGTTCCTTTATTAACCTGCTTTACACCTTCCGCCATCTCGGTGGTCCGGCTAACAATATCTGCCCATGTTGTTGCGGCTTTTTCGCTGCCATTATAAAAGGCAGTAATGTCATCATTCAGTTCAGCAAATTGCTTGGTATAACTATCTTTTACAGTGCCTTCCGGCATCTGCTTAATCATTGCACCAAGATTACCGGTCTTCATTGCCAGCGATGTTACATGGCTATTATCAGGGCTGGTTTGTAGCATCGCGTCCTTGCGGATCTTAGTGGAGATTTTCTTAATCTGCTCATCAACAGAGTTGTTAATCAGCTCCGCAAACTGGTCCATGTTTACCTCGTCGGTCATGGTTTTCAGTTTGGCAAGGTCCGTCATGCTGTCCGTAATGCTCTTGGCTGCATTCGTTAGACTATTAAATACGGCAGTAATTTCCGCAAAGCCATTTACAATGTCAGTCTTGGCCTTTTTAGCATCGACTGTACTTTGCTGTGCCTTGGCAAGTTTTGCATCAAGGCCGCTGGTATCTTTCAGCGTAGCCAGTGCCTGACTCAATGCTTCATCCAGCGTTGCCTTAAATCGCTGAGTGGCTTCTGCTACTGCTGCATCAGCTTTCGGCGTCACCGTCTTGCCGTTCTCATCTTTCGGCAGTTTAACGCTGTTGATGGCACTCAGCTCACCAATAGACTTCTTATAAAAATCAACGATGTTATTGATAAAGTTTCCAAGCTTGCGGTAAGTTGTTGCATTCTTGCTGCCATCAATCTCTGCCACTTTGTCCAGGTTTTCCTGTAACCCTGCTGCAATGTTAGCATAACTGGTAAACAGCCGCTTCACTCGGTTCCCGGCGTTCACAAGGGTCTTTACACTAGCATCAATTGTTCCGCTGGCCTGCGCAGCTTCGCTCAGTGCGGTGGTAGCCCGGCCAACCTTTTCGCCGGCATTATTCAGGGTCGCACCAACAGTTTCCATCTGGGCAGAAAGCTCCTGTGCAGCACTCTGCTGTTGTTTTGCCGCATTAGCCGTTGTAGTTGCTGTGCGCTCGCCAGCGGTTTTATAAGCCAGAATAATAGCGTTTACTTCATCAGATGCCGCAATAATCTGCGCTGCCTTTTCAGCAAACCCATCCGTTGCAGCTCCAATCTTTGCAAACTTGGTAAATATCGTGTGGATCTGGGTACAGGCCTCATTCGCGTTTGTAACACTGGCGGATACATCATCCATGCTGGTAGTCTCAACGGTGGATTTCTTTCCACGCTTGGCCTTGGTTACGGTTCCGTTTATAAGACCAGCGTTAGTTTTTATGTCAGCTAGGGATTCACTATACTGCTTAAAAGTATTGTTCAGGGCAATCGCAGCCTCAATCATGGGGCGAGTCGCTTCTTTTGCTCCGTCTGCACTGGTAGCTGCTGTTTTCAATTCGGTCGTAATGGTGCTAATTGAATTACTGGCATTGGTGATAGCATTTTTAACCGCGTCCGCCGCTTTTTCTGCGTTCAATACCAACTGCTGCAGCTTTACAGCTTCATCAACCTCAGTGGTTTCGGTTTTCTGTGTTTTCTTGCCGCGCTTTCCTTTGGTTGTTTTATCTTCCTTGGTCAAGCTGGTCAAAAAGACAATCGAGGTTGCTAAAGTTTTATTGATGCTCTCAATAGCTGCATTAAATTCAGCAGCTTTTGTTTTGGTCGTTTTAAGTTCCGAACTGCTCTTCACTACAGAATCAACAAATGCAGAAACATTATCCAGAACAGTTTTTACTTTGCTCGGATCGATCGCAGAAAGTGTTTCCATCAGCATCTTGGCATCTTCAGTTTGGCCTTTGCCGTCAGGAATGCCAGTAGCCTCAGATCTCAGTTCTGAAATTTTTTTTGCAAGTTGTTCTTTCTGTTCAACCAAAGTTTGGAGTTCTTTGATACTTTTTTGGGTTTCTGTGTAAATGCTTTGCTCGGCTTTTACCGTGGCTTCTTTCGCAACAGTAATATCCCTTTGCTTTTGCGCCATCGTATCGAGCTGAGAAATAATAGTTTCAGTTGTGTTTTTTAAGCGCTCTTCAGTATCCGCATCGTCAATATCAACTTTTAACTTTACGTCATTACTTCCCTGCTCGTCATTGCCAAGCATTTTATTTTTTAGTGCTTCTTTGCGTTGTTCGATTGCTTCCTTAACCTTATCAAGCGGCTCTGTTACGTTGGCCAGCATTTTTTCTTTTACGTTATCCGGCAAAATACCAATAGTGGAAGCGATTTCTACAATCACCGTTTGAAGCTCTTTAGCGCCTTTTTCTACATCTTTTGTCGTAGATGCTTTATTGGTTATTTTTTCAATCGCCGCATAATAATCCTCAAAAAGTTTAGATATTGTATTTACATATTGATTATAGGCGTTACTTAATTCATTTTCAGAATCATCAGAAGCAGCGGTGATTATAGATTTGAACTTTTTACTTAGAGCATTTTTTATTTTTTCATCTGGGATCTCGGCATCAATCCAGGCATCAATGTCGCCACTGTAGTCACCTTCAACATCAAATAAATAACTGAACGTATCAAATATACTACCAGCGCCACTTTCTCCTTGGAATTCGGCAACAGCTTTTCGGATGGCATCTTTCCCTTTTCCGATACTATCACTAATAAGATTAAACCCAGTCAGAATATCCTCTGATGCTTTTTCTGAACTCTTTCCAATACCAATATCAAACGCGTCATCGTCTGTCATTAAATTAAGTAACTCTTTTTGAACTTCAGGGAATTTCTGATCTACAGTGAACTCAGCGTCGTCTTTTTTATTGTTTTTTTTACTTCCAGTGTCGGCAGCCCTGTTTTTTTCTTTAATAAGGTTATTAACATCAGAAATTTCTTTCTCCAGCTGTTCCCATTCCTGTTGTTCTGCGCGGAGCTGACGGATGGTAAGATCCCTGTTGGACCTTTTCCGCAATTCATTTTCCTGTGCTGCGGTCAATGCAATTTCATTTCTTAACTTATTTTGAGCGGCATTTTGTCCTTGAATCGCGTTAGTAATTTCTTTGCGTTCCTGTGCATTTCTTGCCAACAGATTCACGTTAGAAATAAGCGCTGCCTGTTCTCGTTTTTGTGCCTGCTCAATAACACCAGCTGCCTGCTGGGCACTTTTCGCATAGTCGTCAATGGCTTTCATAGTATTGGCCATTGCTTTTTCCAGCGTCCCGGAAATGGTTTTGCTGATGCTCTTTAGCTGTGTCTTTAGGTTTTTATCGCCAATCTGTACATTAAACTTTTTGTCTTTCGCAATCTTATCCAGTTTCCCCTGCACACCACCGCCGTCAGGTTCCACCTTTAACTTAATACTTAAATCTTCCGCCATATACTTTCCCCCTTACAGTTCGGCTCAAGCCTTCAAAGGCCGATTATTTTCAATCAGCCGCTCAAGACAAGAGCCGAAGCTCTCGTCGCGTTAATTATCAGGGAACTGCTCTTTTATGGCTTTCACAATCTCTCCATGTACGGCGCTGTTCCCATCTGCGATTTCTTTTGCCGTGTTTGCCACAAACGGGCGCGGGTGCAAATAGGCCGCATCAGGTGGCGAACCCCAAATGTTTTTCACATCGCCCTTCTCCACCATCTCAGCAAGCGATGTATTGGTGCCGGTTTTGTATTGCCCACCAACGGCTGATTCATTCGGCACACCAATATCCTTTACCGTAAGCACATGCTCTCTCACGCTACTCACCACGCTGCTGTCGGCTTCCAATGCCCCTTCGCCTTGGCCACGGCGCTCATATACTTTCGGCTGGTATACATCCAGTACATCTTCCTGGATATGCTTCTTCAGACAATTCTCCACAGCCGTTTTCGCCCCGCCATTCAGTGCCAGGTTAATTCGCCGCTGCAGTTCCAGTTCCAGCCCTTTCTGTGTGCTTACCGTCTTGGCCATTTAACTCTCCTTGCCGTTCACAACCTCAATCTTCACGGGCGGCTTCTTTGCGGGCTGCTCGCCTTCGCGCACTTTCTTTACCAGATCAGCCAAAAATTCCTGGTCTCCCAGCTGGCTCAAATTCCCTGCAATCTCTGCAAAGGCGTCTGCAATCCGGTCAAGCGGGTCCGGGTGGTTGATCGCATCAAATACCTTCATGTATTTTTCTTTCCGGTCTTTCATCTCGGCTTCACATGCCTCATAAAGTCCCGCTGTAACCACCGCAATATCCGGGTCTTCCACAATTTCAATGCCCTGTCGGCTGTAAACAAAGTCGCACATCTCATCTGTGTCCATCTTGTCCAGCTCCGCTTCCGGGGCAAAAAAGGTAATCACCGCAATGCGCCAAGCATAATCAAACAGCGCGTAATACTGCTTGCCGTCCTTCTCGCACATGTCGCAAACAAAATCCACAAACCGGATTCTGTCGCCCACACGGATGTTCTTCTTAATTTCCATAAAAAAATACCTCACAAAATAAAAAGCCCCGCCCTTTTCAGGCGGAGCCGTGTTCATGTTCTATTCGGGTACCATGTCTTAATTTTATTATGCTCAACAAGCTTTTCTGTCGTTTCTTGGCATAATCACAGTTACAGCGTGTCGTAATCAATCCACCCACCACGCCGTTTACGGTACACAATCCAGCGCAAATGCTCATCCGGGTACAGGTAATCAAACATCTTCCGCTTCATCAGTGCCACAGTATCCGGGCACCCCTTGGTGTCAATTACCTCTGTCGTGCCATCTTTATACTTCAACCAAAAATCAGCCACATAGTTAATGGCTCGCACCGTCTCCATTCTTCCCCCACGTTCCTTGCGGTACTTTGGCTGTAGCTCATAGGGTTTCTGCAGTTGATAGTCCACAATCTCCCCGCTGGCCACCCCCGGCAGCACAACATCCCGGTAATATTTCATCTCAAGTTCAGAGTCAAACACAATCCCGTCATAGGTGCGTTTGCTCTTGTCACGGCTCACATTATACTTGCTTCGTCCGCTTACTTGCACAGCTCAATCTTCCCGTCTGCAATCTTGAATTTAACCACATTGCCAACGGCATAGCCGTCTTTCACCGGCACCTGGTAGCCGTGCCCATCACATTCAAACCCCATGTAGCCGCGTTCCTTGCTGCAGTATACAACCACGCCCTTCAGCGGGCGCACCTGACGCTTCAGGGGCACTTTGGGCGGGGCAACAATTTCAACAGGTTCAATCTTCACATCGGTAAAACCGCTGGTATTCTTGTCTTCCATATGCACGCCACTCCTTTCGCGTTCTAAAAATGGAGGAGCTTTTCGCTCCCCCACGGATCAAACATCACAATTCAAACCTATATATAATAAAGTAGGGATTTGCGTTGATCACTCCATAAAGTTCATGTCGTAAATGTCGCCATCCTGGTTGGCCATGCAGTCAAAGGTGATAGAAACAGTGGTCGGATCACCAGTGTTCTGGAATGCCAGGCTGAAACTTGCCTGCGGCTGAGCCTTGTAGTAAACCAGCTCGCACTGTACAATCTCGTCGTCCTCGGTCTTGAACGGCATCATACCGTGGATCTCAAAGGCATGCGGGAATGTGTCAGAATCAAACTTGACGGTCTGAACACCATCGTTCTTGTCGTAGAAGTAGTAGGCAATATAGTTCTTGCCGTCCTGCAGGCCAGCGCCAGTAACCTTCTTGTCAGTTGTAGTAAGATCGCTGATCTCAGTGCCAGCGTCATCAGAAACAGCAAAAACCTGCACAGTGCCGGCCTTCGGGGTCTCACTCAGCTCAATGCCGTCAGTGGTGGCGGTCAGTACCTCGCGCTTCATAATCTTTGCAACCTTGCCAATGTCCTGACCACTCAGCAGGGCAAACAGCTTAACAGGCATGATCTGGGTATCAACCTTCAGGGTGCCTGCACGCTCGCCATCAAAGCCAACACGGTTCGGTGCGCCCTGGCCGCCCTTTGCAAACACGCGGTTTGCGGTAAAGTCAGTGGTGGTCACGTTGGCAAAATCAATGGGCAGAAAAACTTTCTTGGTCTTGTAATCAAGCAGAACCAGATCAGCAACTTCACGGTTCGCCATATTCGGATTTACAGCCATATCTTATTCCTCCGTTATTATTTGTCAGTCTCCATGTGTTTGTACCATCCGCCAAGGTCGTTCTCGCCACCCCATACGGCATAGTTCATGTCATGGATCTCATTTTGTTTTTTTATATTCTGACGGTTAAAAGCGTCATGCACCTGGTACACCGTCAAATCATAAATATTCGTATAATTCAGGCTGTTATGGTTTGTCGCCAGCGCAGAGATGATGTTCCCCAACTCCAAATCAGGGTTACTCTTATACCCTTTTCGTTTCGATTTTTCATATTCAGCCTTTTTCTTTTGGAATCGTTCATAAAACTTGCGGGCAGCCTCATTTTTGAACTTCAAGTTTTCCTCCCGCTTCTGGTCTATGTACGCGGTTTGCAGGCAAATGTCGCAAATCTCTGCCCAGTTATCTCGCGTTATGGAACCATCAATCAGGATCTTATCGTCCACTTCGGTTTTATTCACCAGCACAGCATGGTGCGCTTCATCATATTCAAGCGGCGCATCAATAAAAAAGGCCAGTGCGGCAATCATCTCCGCCTGGCTTTCTTTGCTCATACTCAATAAATCAAAGGTGTTTATGGTGGCTTTTTCCTCCTCGCTCAAAGCTTCATACGGGTTCTCTTGCCCTGTTACCTTGGCAATGTCTTCAAACATCGCCTGTGGTGTCAGCAGCAAGGTACTTAGCGCAAACTGATAGCTCATATAGCCGCGCTTGTTAATGTCACTCAGTCGTGGCGAGTGTACTCTGCCCACATTTTTCACCATAAAACCTTCGGGATTCAGCAGTTCATAGTACGGTACTTTCACTTTGCGCCACCCATCTTGCGGTTGAACGCCATCACTTCGTATGTAATGCAGCGGCCGTAATAATTATTATTCGGCTTGTATACATCGTTGTTCAGTAACCGTACCTTCCCAATTCCAAAATCTTCGCTGCCGTTCAGCAAACGGTCAACATTCATGGCCAACACATCGGCCTTCGTCCCCAGCACGCCAGGGTGTCGGTAACTCTTCATTACCTTCTTATTGCAATAGGCAAAAATGTACAGGTACACTCTGTATGCCGTATCGCTCGGTGCCTTAGCCACCACGGTCTCCATGCACAGGTAGGTGTCCGCCGTTTCATTGATCTCCGGCACATACTCAAACTCGTAAATATGTCCGGTGCTAATGCTCTTATCGCCCAGTAGCATCTCGTCCGTGTCAGTATCATCGTCCACGGGGCCAAGCAGCAGGTTAATAATGGTGTCGTCCTGTGCCAGCAGGGCGGCTACTTTGTGTTTGTATTCTCCCAGCTCACTCAGGTTCATACGTCCACCACCTTCACTGCAATGCTGTCTGTGCTCTTGCCGTCCGGTGCCACAACCGTCAGTTTCACGGTGGCTCCATTCAGCGCGGCATTATCCTCTGCGCATACCCGGCAACTGTCCCCAGTCACCCGGTTCCACTGCACACTGTTGGCAAGGTATACCTTTGTTTCAAGTGTTTTATCATCAACGCTCAGACTCCAGGTGCATCCCGGCAGCGGCTTGCCATCAATCGTGGCCTTAAAAATCTTGCCGCGCCCGCAAATGCGCACTTTAGGTTCGCCCGCGTATTTAATAATCACTTCGCCGTCCTCCGGTGCCTGCTTTACCTCCTGGTAATCGCATAGCATCTTTTCGGCGTTATCCTGTTCTTCCACATGCTGGTCCTGTTCAAGGTTCAAAACCAAAAATCCCGTCTGGGCGTCATTCCAGTCATAGCGTTCCGTCATGGCATCCACACAGGTCACACGGTAAGTTTTAGGCTTGCCGTTAATCTGCTCCATCATCAGGCGTTTCCCCACATCCAGCAACGCCGATTCCTCGTCATACGGTATTTTCACCTGGAATTCGCGGCTGGAAATGGTCATGTATACATCTTCGTTCAGGTTGGAAAAATACGGCTTGTCCACAACCGCCCACCGGGTAATAATTTCCCCGGTCTCATGGTTCTGCCACTGGATGCTCCGGTTACACAGCTCAATTTTGCCGCGCACGGTTATTTCATCGTCCGCATCGCGCTCTGTAATCAGCCAATGGCTTTTACTAAACAGCATAATTTTTCCAATCTCAAAGTTGTCGCCCGGCATGGTGCGTATAATCTTTTGGTTTGTCACCGTGCTGCTAATAATCATCATGTGGTGGGGTACCCCCTCAATCTCTACCTCTTTATAGGCAGGGGAGTCAGGCCCCATTCTCAGCGTGTCCCGTTTGCTCTTTTCAACCATCCGGTCACGCCGCGTACTTCCGTGCCTGCCAAGCATAGCAGCATATGTCTCATAGTTCATACGCTACCACCTCACTCAGTCAAACTCGAAATTTCCCCATTGCGGAAAGAGTACAGGTTAATCTCCTTCATTTGCTGCCGCTCTGTCGTGGTCAGCAGGGTCGTCATCTTCTCCAGCAGGTTGGCGGGCGAAAACAACGTAAAATCCTTTGTGCTCAATCCGTTCTGCAATGCGTCTGTGTTATAAACATACTGGCGCACAAAATGCACAATCATGCCCAGTGCTAAAATATCCTTCTCGCGGTTCGTCAGCGTAATGTTGAACTCCAGCAGGTCATCTTCCCTATCATTCAGGTCCTGTTTGCACACATCCTCAAAATCGCTGATCGCCATCTTCAAAAGATCCAGCTGCATTGCTTCTCTTGTCACCGCATCGTAGTCCAGGAACTCATAGTTGCGGACTTGGCCACGGTAACGCTCATAAACTTCCTCGTATCTTGTGCCCATTGGCCCGCACCATTCCTCTCATTATTCTTCGGTTCCGCCGATCGTCACAATCTCAACGCCGCTCTTGCGGGTTCTGGGTTTCTTGGGTGCCTCCAACGCAACGGATTCTTCCAAATCGCAATCCAGCACATCGTTCAATGCTTTAATCATGGCACGGCTGTCCAGCTGGTCTGCCTTCAGCATCTCCTTTGCGCGGATACGGATGCTGTCGCGCATCCCCTCGCTCATCTTGGGCACCTTCTCGCGGATCTCATCCGGGGTCCACTTAAATACCCCGTCAAAATTCTCCGTGGTCAGCGCATTCTTGTAGTAACGTTCCACACCCAGCTTGCGCAATACGTTGGCGTCCTCAATCAAAATCCAGTTATCACGGAAAAACCGCGGCTGGCTGCCACGCATTACAAGCAGCTCGGCGTAGTCCATCTCCTGCACCTCGCCAAACTCGGTCCACTCAACGGTGTAGCCGGGGTTGCGGGTCGAAGCATAAAACAAGTTGCCATGGGTGCCGTTCTTGCATTCCACCATGGTCTCATTGGTAATCTTCGCAGTTGCCAAAACATACCTCCAAAATATTCCTTATATAAAAAAAAGAACCCCGCCTTGCGGCAGGGGTATCGTTCAGCTCAAAATCAGGCAAACTTGTAGCTGCCAAAGTCGCGGTCCAGAATAATGGAAATACCGGTACGCTTGGTCATCAGGAATTCCTGGGTCAGGTCGGCCTTGTTCATCGGGTCGCCCATCAGCATGGTAACTTCACCCTCGGTAACGCGCTTCACGGGCTTGGTGTCGCCGGCAAAAATGTAAACAGTGTCGTCAGGCAGAATGAACTCAGTGGAGCCGATCTTGTGGCGCTGCTTCATCGCAATCATCGGGGTGCCGGCAATGTGGCCCAGGTAGCCCATGCTGTACAGGTCGCTCTTGGCCTGCTCACCCATGGTAGCAGTAGTAATCTTGCGCAGTGCCTTGCGGGTACCAACGATAGTAGCAGTGTCTCCGGTAGAAGCTTCAATGTGCTCAATCAGGTCAAGCAGCTTGTCCTCATTGTAAGAACCGCTCTGGGTATAAACGGGGTCCAGCTTGGTAAACATGCTGGTCCATGCCAGATAAGCGCTGTCCAGATCATACTGGGTAAAGCTGCGGCCAACAGTGTCAACCAGGTCATTAAAGTCAATGCGGCCAGCCATCACGCGGTTCATTTCCTCGTAAACCTTCACAGCACGCAGCTGGGTGTTCACGGTAATGTCCTGGCCGGCTTCCAGGCGCTGACGGCGAACGCCCTGGGTGCCTTCAGCAATGTCGGCAACAGTCAGCAGGCACGGCTTGGTGGTATGGAAAATGTTGGTATCGCCCAGAGAGGTGTTACGGTCCTCAATAAAATTGGTAAAGAACTCGTCACCCTTCAGGCCCTCTTCACTGACCTTATCAATCAAAACTTCGGTAATAGCAAACAGGTTGGTGCACTTACCGTCGCGGATATCCTTGTAGTTCATGCTGGTTTTGCCATTATTAGCCTCAATCATGGCCTGGCGCAGAACTTCCTGGCTGTCTTTCACGCTGTATTCGCCCAGGTGGCCATGGTAGCCATCAACGGCCAGCTTAATCAGTTTCTCATCCATGTTAATACTCCTTTACATATAAAGATAGGTGCAGCCATAGGCCACACCGGTAATTAGTTATAACTAACTCGCTGATACAAAAATCAGGCGATCACGTCAACGATGTAATAGGTATACTGGCCGTCGCCAAAACCAACCTTCACAGGGTCGCGCTTGATCGCACCAAAAACATTGTCAGCAGAAGCATCAGCCTCAATTTTCAGCTTGGTAGAACCAGCAGCAAAGGCAACAAACTTGCCCTTTTCGGGGGTGCCGTCAAAAGCTTCGGCCGTAACGCGGAAAGAATCAGCGCCGGCAACCAGCAGGTAAACGCGAACAGGCTTGCCAGTTTCGTTCTCCCACTCGGTCAGGTAATGGGTGCGGGTCTCATCGTAAAACAGCTCAACACCGGCAACCAGGGCCAGCAGGGAGCGCTTGGAATCAGCAGCAGGTGCTTCAGCCTTGTAGGTTTCGGGGCCGATCGCATCACCAATCACAACAATGTTGCCATTATCAATGGCGGCAGGGCTGCCATCCTTGTAAAAAACAACACTCTTCAGGTAGGCAGCGTTGCTGGAACCAACCAGCATATCGGTGCTAACAACAGCATGTTTAATATTAGCCATAATATGTAACTCCTTTTTTTTACTCTTTTGTATGCAGGTAACGTTCAAACAGGTCGCCATAGCGCTTCTCTGTTTTCTGGGTGCCATTCACGCCAAACCGTACCTTGTTTACCTCGCCCTTCTTTTCTTTGGGCGGAACATAACTGAACTCAGCGGCCTTCTTGCCTAACAGCTTGTAACAAGCATCTTCCAAAACGGTAAACTCCATCGTCTTGTTATCTCGCAGCTTGGCATAATCAGCATCGCCATCCAGCTTCTGATCCATAACGGCAAACAGCTGTTCGCGTTTAGCGCTCTCTTCTTCTTTGGCAGCAGCAGCCTCGGCCGCAACGTAAGCATCATATTTCGGCTTCATCTCGTCATACTCTGCTTTCAGTTCGCTGTACTGCTTGTTGGCAGCCTCCAGTTTTTCGGTCTGCTCTTTGGCCTTGTCGCCCATGGTGCTGTACAGCGCGGGCACGCCCATATCGGCACTGCCTTCATCCCAGGCTTCGTACTTTACCTTCATGCGTTTCTTGCTGGCAAAATCAACTTTCACGTTGTCGCCATCCATGGTAAAGGTAAAGCTGTAGATCTTCCAATCCTGGCAATCCATCACAACAGCAAGGTCATCCTGCACGTCCTGCAGCCAATAGCGGCTCACTTCATAGCCCCACGGGTCAATCATGGTTTCAGCGCTAATGGCCTCGTTTACTTCGTTCAGCTTGTCGCACAGGTTCAGGCTGTAATCCGCAGCAGGTTCGCCGCCTTCCGGCTCTGCCGGGGTTTCGGGTCCTGCAGGTTCAGCAGCAGGCTCTGCGGCCGGCTCGCTTTCCGGTTCACCCTGCGGCTCTTCCGGCTCGGCAGATTTTGCCGCAGCCATCTCTTCACACTTCGCTTTCAGTTCCTCAATGGTAATTTCCTCCAAAGAGAACTCCAGCGTAGAAGCGTCAATGCCGTAAGAAGCCAGAATTTCTTCTTTTTCTTTCAAGCAATCGTCTCCTTTCGCAAAATTATCTATCTGAGCCTCCTTGGAGGATTCAGATCTCTGTAAAGCTGTGTATTCCGCCAGCATATCCTTAACCTGGCTCGCAATCGTCGCGGCGGTAAAATTCGCCGTAACTGTGCTGCCCGTCATTGCTGGTCGGATTTGCGGGTCAGTGGTGGAAAGCACGCAGCAACCATCAAAATCAAAATTCTGCACAACATAGTAGCCGTCTTTATCCACATAGCCTTCCATGTTGGTGATCTCCATGCTCTGCCCTTTCACCACATCCCGCTCAAAAATCCCACAGGAATCGTCAAACTTGGTCCACAGCAACCCATCAACGCGCAAATATTCCCGTGTTTTTCCTGTGCCGTCATCCCGGCTTACCCAGCGCGGGTTGCAACTCTCCGGTATCACACCGTAAGCGCTGCCGGCATATACATATCGAATCCCGTCCTCGTCCACAATCAGCTCATGTTCGTGGCCCTTAAAATCAAGCTCATCATCGTCATTCTGCTCAATGTATCCAAGGATCGGGGTATTCGCAATACTCTTTGCTGCCCGGTCAACTACCTCTTTTTCAAACCGCGATCCGTTCAGGTTGCCGCCAGTATGCAGCACATCAATCGTCACGTTAATAAAACGCGCATCTTTGCCCATCACTTCTCCGGTTTTTTCAAAGGTAATTGGCAGGCGGTTCAACCGCTCACTCACATCCAATCACCCCGTAAACTAAAAAAGGCCGCTTGCATAGCGGTCTCTCAAAAGTAATTTCGTTTTTTCTGCTGTGCGGCAAACTCCTGCACAGCCTTCAAATCATCGTCGTCAAGTTCAAAAATATATACTGTATGGCCGCCACTGTCGCGCTCTTCCCGCACCAGCTTCTTTTTCTGGCGTAGCAAATATAGTACCACGTCACGACCGCGCACCTTAACTTCACGCTTCATCGCTCAATCAGCCTCCTGTCGCCAGGTCTTCCTCGCTGCTGTTCTCGCCTGCGTCTGTCAGCGCCTTACCCTCACTTGCATTGGTGGGGCGTCCGCCTTCATCTGTCGCGGCATCACTGTCAGCAGCGCTCTGCGTGTTGGAGCTTATCAGCGGTACCTCATTGGCCGCCAGGTTCAATACCGTGTTTTCCAGGTACTGCATGTTTTCCACATCGCTTGGGCTGTATCCGCTTGTCGCCATAATGGCACTGCGCACCGGCATTCCGTACTGGCCATCTTTTACAAGGCGGTCATGCACTTCCTGCCGGTTAAAATACGTCACATCTAAAATATTTACCTTAAACTTAACTGCCGTCGAAACACTCTTTAATTTACGGTTGATCCAGCGTTCAATCTGCCGCATCATCGCAAACACAATCATCTGGTCATTCACAGTAGAAAGGCTCAGCGTAGAGCTGCTGGGGTCTTCACCGCCACCAAACAAGATGTTGTTTACACCCGCCTGCTTCCACATCGAATTTTCGGCTTTTGCCACATCGTCACTGCCGCTCACAGCTCCACTTTTTTCAAAGTCCCAGCTGCTGATTTTCATCGGACTCATAATCGCGCCAATGTTCTCCGGCAGCACGTTGCACAGCATGTCGTAAAACTCTTTGCACAGGTCGTAGTCAATCAAAAATGTACCGTCATCCCCCACCGGGATCTCCAACGCCAACGCCTTGTAATTATTCACTTCGCTGGCATCCTTGCTGATCGCCCGGTAGTCTTCAATATCCGCCAGTGCGCTGAACAAGCTCACAAACGGCGGGATCGGCACATACGTCTGCTCGTTTACTTTCAAACAGATAGAATTCTCACTTGACAGCTCCTGCCACTTCAAGCCGGAATCCTTCTGGTACGCACTGTACATCGTGGTAAATTCCGGCGGAAAATTTGGTAATCGCTCATTGTGGGAATCAAAGTAAGAAAAATTGAACGCAAAGTTGTATACACCATCCTCAATGCTGCTGATCTTGCAATAGTCTGCATCCAGCTGCTGGAATGTGTAGCTGTCGTTCGTTTCCCATGCGTATCCGTAATACACATCATCACGGAACGCCACCACCAATGCCCGGCTGAACTCGTGCCGCAGGTTCATCTTTTCCAACTGTGCCGTCACCGCATAGTAACCTTTTTTGAATTTTTGCAGGTTCACATTCTTGGAATAATCAACGCCATACGGCACCACAATGTAACTGAATGTGCTCATGTTGGCAAAATACTGGATCAGCCGTCTGTAATAGTTCGAAATATTGAACAGGTATTGGCTCATCTGCCGCAGCTGCACTTCATAGTTGGCCGGGTTCGCCAAATAGGTAACAATCTGGCTCTTGGTGTACTTTTTATAAGTAGGGTTGTAGTCGCGGTTATTTTCAAGGTCGCGGATCTTCACGTTTGCCAGGTTCGCATACCGCACCTTACTCATAAATTCCGTCAATGGCACAAAGCTTTTCTTGCCGTCCGGGCTGATCATGGCGACCTTTTTCTGCTGTATTTCTTCCATATAGCCGCCTCCTTAATGCCGCAGTCTGGGCGCTCTAAAGTTTATTTCAATCTTCTTATTGCGCATAAAGTTTTTACTCATCATGCGTTCAACCTGCAGCGCAATGTAATAGTTGTAGCTCAGGCTGCTGTAACGGTCCTTGCGTGCGCCGGGCTTCTCATGCACACGGATCAAATTATTCGTTGCTTCATATTCCAGGTTTACCAGCTCATTTACAGCCAATCCGGTATTGATATACGGCATCTGCAGCGCCATCTTCTCCATGGGTGAAAGCTTGTCGTAACCTTTAATATTCGCCCGCAAAATCTCTTCGCAGTCATATTCGGATTCCAAAAACCGGATTCTCCCCTGTTGGATTCCGCTTCGCAACGCAATTGTCGCGTCATTATTAAACTGGCTGCTGCCCATGATCGCCCAAATCACCTTGGGTGCCGTCTTGTCGGGGCACCGCTCCTGGAAATCCGGGTTATTGCAGCAATTCAGCGGTGGGTATGTCTCGCCCGTCTCCGGGTCATAGCACTCGTGCATCAGCAGATCCATAATAGGAGCACCAAGACCCTTTGCGTCAATGCCAATGTAGTCACACTCAAAATACTTAAAGTAGCGGCGTAGCTTCAGCACCAAATCCTGCGTAATAATACCCTCGCAATTTTCGGTGTACACCATGTTGCTGGTACACTTGCCCGTACTGTCGGGCACCAAACTGTTCAAAAAGATGCTGGTGGCGTCATTGTCGCGGCGCTTAGAACTCATCAGGGCAATATCAACCGTCAAAATCCGCTTCTCACCAGTCTTCTTGGCCGGCAACTGGCAAGCCGCCTTATTGTTCAAAATCATGTTTGGTGCATAGAACGCTTTTATGATCCTGCGCTGCTTGTTAATATCGTCAAAGCTAAATAGCCCGCCGTCTGTCGTACCAATAAACAACGCCTCATTTTCCATGCGGAACCGTATGTCAGAAAACGTCGATTCTGTCATCTCGTCTTCTACCTGGCTCTTCAGCAGCAGGTTTTCCTTAATACTCATCTGGTACGGGAATCGGAAACAATAGTAATTTTTTGTGGTGTCAAACATGTTCACAAAGTAATCCTTGCACAAATCCCATGACCAGTGTTGTTCAAACCATGCAGAGCTTAGGTACATCTGCTGGTTGCGTTCCGCCAAATGGGCGTACTTGGGGTTGTCCATGTAGCCGGGGTGGCGGATGTAGTTCAAAAACTTCTTTAAAACCAGATCCAGCACTTCCTTGTCAACCATGCGGTACTCGTCAATGATCAGCAAACTCGCACGGCCGCCACGGGCAGTATCCGCGGCGGTCACAACCTCAATCACACTGTCATTGCGGAAGGTTATCTTCGCCACACTCTGGTTTATCGTTATATCTTTTATCTCACTGCGCAGTAATGGGCTTCGCGGCACCAACTCCTGCTCAATCTTTTTCAGTACCAAGCTGCCCTGGTTTCGCGTTTTGCTCGCAATCACAATCAAGCTGCCTGGGTACAAGATCGCTTTCCAACAGCAGAAAATTGCACATAGGAATGTTTTGCCTAGACCACGCGCCGCTATAAAACAAAAATTTGTGCATAGCGCCATGCAATAAATCAAAATCTGTTGGAACATCTTCAGGTTTACGTTCAAATAATCCTTGCAAAATCTCTGCGGGTTCGCCCGGTAAAAGCTGGCCCACAGCGCCACGGCGTTCATGATCCGGCTTGTCTTATCTTCCGTAACCTCTCTTGCAGTTTTCTTCACCATTCAAGCACCACCTCACTCTCCGGGGGTGCCAAAAATGGCGTTGCGGATACTCTCGTTCTCTTCCTCTTCTCCGCCGGTGTATTCAGGTCGGTGCGCCGTATAAGGTGCCATACCTTCCTCGTATTCTTTCTGCCACGGGTTCTTGATCTTGAACAGTTCCATCATTGGCCCTGTCACCCAAGTGCGGAAATATTTACCAATCCCATCCACGTCTTTCCATTCAGGCGCAGCTTCCGGGATCGGCTTTTTGTCTTCCCACTTTTTAATCAAGGTGCCAAAGGTATTTGCCTCTGCCAGCGCATTATCGTTCGTCTGGTTCGGCTTAATATTGGCGCTACCCAGCAGGTTCTGCAAAGTATCACTGGCCTCTTTTACCTTCTTGGTGTCACCCGTCTGGTATGCCTTGGTCAGCATAATCTGCGCCATACTGATCGCTTTGAACAATTCTTCCTGCGCCTTGGTAGAGCACTCATACCGGGTAATCCAGTCCTTGTACTCATTGTCCAGCCGCACATACTCGGCCTCGTTGAACCCTGGCCCCCAAAACCCAACCATGCGCTGGCTTACCTTGCCGCCGTTTGGTCGTGTCTCGCTAATATCACTTACATCATTGATCACCCGCCCGTTGATTTCTTCCAGGTAGGTATCAAAGGTCTTGCCATGGTTCTGGGTCATGTTGCAATGTCTGATCCAAGCTGTCATCCGGCTTGTGTTCGGGGCGTGCTTTGCCGTGCTTTTCAGCAGGCCCTCGCTGTAATAAATGTCAAACAGCATGCACACCCGCTTCATAGCCTCGTCCTCATTACCCAGTGCCTGGGTATAATGGTCAACCAGCTTGTCCATGCAGCTCTTGCATACCGGGAAGTAATGGTTGTTTCCTCGCCACAGCTCGCTTTGCGCAGGGGAAAAATTATCCTTCTGGTGCATAAACCGCTTGCCGCAGCAGGCGCAAACAAAATACGCAGGCCCATCGTCCTCTGCCATCATGCGACGGATCTTGGCCTGCGCTTCTGCGTTTTCTCGTAAAATTGTAGCTTTATTTTTAGAGCCTTTCGGTCTTCCGGCCATGTTCAGTCACCCTCCTTATCGGCGCGGTTCCCGTTCTCATCATAATCACGGAAGTTGTTCCGGCACTCATTCCAAAACTCCACCACATCCATCAATTTCTGGCTGCGCTTAAACACACAGTAGCTTGTCTGGGTAATGGGGTTCATCTGCCGGCTCTCATAGCTCAAACCAAACGCCTTCAAAAAATTCGTAAGCCGCGCCGAATAACTGCAAAAGTATTCGGGCTGCTTCTTCTCATATTCACCCACTCTAAAAACCATCCCCTCTCATCAAAAAAATCCCACGCTCTAATCCAGCGTAATATCGTAACAGCAGTCCACGCCGTAAGCATTCACCACCAGCACGTTCTGCTCCGGTTTATTTCGCAATCTCTTATCCATGCAGTAGCTGTCCGCGCCATCCACACAGCCGCTTTCGTATACTTTCGTATCGTATACAGTCGTCAGGGCATTGGTGTGGCGGTGTCCCATCAGCACAATGTCAGGCTTATCACCTGTCATCATAGTCAAGGTCTGTACCACGCTACCCGGTGTATCTTTGTCACCATGCACTGCATACACCAGTCGGCCGCGTACCATAAAGTCCGCAATTGTCTCGTCAATCGTATTCTGGTAGGTTTCTACATTGCCCAGTGCTGCACAGCGTGCGTCCACAATATAAGTCACAAGCTTGTCCAGATATTCACCGTGCTGGTTATCTTCCTTGGCGGGGAACACCCGGCTAT